GCTCGCACATCGCGTGCCGAGCAACCTGAAGCCTTACAGGGTGTGCATTCGGATAACGTGATGCTTGTGGCGGATGAAGCGTCAGGGATTCCTGAAGCCGTGTTTGAGGCTGCCGCGGGCTCCATGTCAGGGCATAACGCTGTCACGATTTTGCTCGGTAATCCGACTAAGTCCAGCGGGTTTTTCTTTGAGACGCATAACCGTTTGAAGGATGAATGGTGGACGCGTCGCGTGTCTTGCTATGACTCAAGGCGCGTGAGCAAGGAATACATCCAGGACATGGCTTCACGTTATGGCGAGGAATCCAACGCGTTTCGTGTGCGTGTGTTGGGCGAGTTTCCTGCAACCGATGACGATACGTTGATTGGCGTTGAACTCGTTGATAGCGCGTTTCACCGTGACGTTGCCCCAACAGAGTCACCCGTGATCTGGGGTTTGGACGTGGCAAGGTTTGGCACGGATTCCACGGCACTTGCTAAAAGGAAAGGAAACACGGTGACGGAGATCAGGAAGTGGCGGAATCTGGATCTGATGCAAACAACGGGTGCCGTGGTGAGCGAGTACGAAGTGACGCGTCTTGAGGATAGGCCTGTTGAGATATTGGTTGACTCGATAGGGTTAGGCGCTGGTGTTGTTGATCGGTTGCGTGAGTTGAATATGCCAGCGCGTGGCGTTAATGTTTCAGAGTCACCTGCCTTGGGTAACACCTACATCAATTTGCGGGCCGAGCTATGGGGCCGCATGAAAGCGTGGCTTGAAAAGCGTGATTGCAAGGTGCCTAAAGATGAATCGCTTTTGGCGGAACTTGTTGCACCGCGTTACTCGTTTAATTCCAGCGGCAAGATGAAACTTGAAAGCAAAGATGAGATGCGCAAGCGCGGCATGGGTTCACCCGATATGGCTGACGCATTGGCGTTGACCTTTGCTAGCGAAGCAGGAACCGCGTTGTACGGGAAGGCTTATAACTCCCAATGGGGTAAGCCAATTAAGAGGAACTTGAGGGCAGTTGTTTAACAGGAGAAAAGGAAATGGCGAGTCACGCAAAGATGTTTAAGGAAACAAGAAAGAAGATGATCTTTGATTACCTGAAAGGGTTAAAGAACCCTGTCAACGCTTGGCATTTGTCTGAGAAGTTCGACATAACCACCAAAAGAGTTGATCAACTCATGTCCGAATTGGCGGCAGATGATCTTGTTGTGAAGTCCAAGGGGATCAAGGATATTGATGTTCCATGGAAGAAAACCTTTGTGAATTACTTTGAAGTGAAAGAGGAATACAAAACCTTTAAGCCGCGTAAGCCTAAGCAAAAAGTGTTGTGGCATAACCCATTTGGGATAAGGGCGGCGTGATGAACAGGGAAGAGATTATTCGTTTGGCGCGGGAGGCTGCATCAGAGGATGGCACCACAAGACCAGACAAGAACATCGTTCTTTATGCGGCCAAGACAAGCAAGTTCTTAGAACGCTTTGCACAACTCGTTCGGGCTTACGAGCGTGAGGCGTGTGCGAAGGTTGTTGAAGGTTACTGTGGCGCGTGGGATGACGAAGGCCATGCGCTTGCCGCCGCCATACGAGCAAGAACGTGAAAGACTACCTCGCGGGCCAGGCCGTATGGCGAATGCCCGCTGATGATCCGCCACCGCTAGGCGTGAAAATGTTGCTGCTAACGCCTGGCGGCGTGTGCGTGATCGGAACATGGGAGACATGGGCCATTGCCTGGGCACCATTGCCAAAGGTGCCTGAACATATAAAGGGTGCGTTGAAATGAAAGACTTAACGATTGGCGATGTGATGGGTATTGCCAGGAATACGGGGTTTGATCAGCATGCAGAGAATCTATTTATCTTTGCAGCGCAAATTGAGTTTGTGGCAAGCGAAGCGCGCTTAAACCATTGCATCGAAGTGCTGGAGAAAAACGGTTACACGGATGCAGCAGAACTATTGAAAGGACAAGGATGAACCTAGAGCAAATGGCGATCAAAGCCACGGTTAACAGTTTGGTTGAGAACATCCACCCGTCTGTTAAAGCGGACGTGGCAAACGAAATTGCGCAAGAGTTGCTTGAGTTGACCGATCAGTTGTTGGCGGACTGCGTGGAGTTGTTGAGGCGTTTGGGTAAAGAATGATCCATTACCACGGCACACCTATTACGCCTAGATCAGTCTTAGAGACTTTAGCGGGTGAGAACTTTTGTATTTCTTATGCTGATCCAAGAGACTTAAAAATTTGTCTAAAAATTGGTCAGTCACTTATGCTGGATAACGGTGCATTTAGCGCAAAGACACGAGGGTTGCCGTTTGATCCAGAAGGGTTTTATAGATGGTTAGACCCTATTCTTGGACATCCGCATTGGGGAGTTGTTCCTGATGTAATTGATGGGCCAGAGGATCAGCAGTGCGAAATGGTTGCTACATGGCCGTTTCCAAAGTCGCTAGGCATTCCTGTTTGGCACCTTGGTCTATCGTTGGATTACCTTTGCAAACTTGTTGACGATTGGGGTCGAGTTTGCCTTGGATCTTCTGGCGAGTACTGGAATGTTGGCGATGCAAAGTGGCAAAACAGAATGGATGAAACCTTTAACCGACTTTCAAAAACATTTGGTCGGTTACCTTGGACGCATGGGATGCGGATGTTGGGGCAAGGGCTCGAACGCTGGCCTTTATCAAGCGCAGACTCAACGAACGTTGCTGTCAACCATAAAAGCATGACTGAATGCGCTTATTGCATGGCAAAGCGTATTGACTCAGAAAACCCACCTAACCATTGGAAACTTAGACCCGTACAGGAGAACTTATGCTTTACATAGCTATTGGCATTTACACGATTGCAATGACGCTTGCAAACCTTTCGGTTGCTGCGTTTGGCCCTGCGATTAGTCCAATTAATGCTTTTCTGTTTATAGGCTTAGATTTGGCGTTAAGAGACTGGTTGCATGTAAGGCTAAGACTTTGGCAGATGGGCGCGCTTATAGCCTCATCAGGTGCATTAACTTATTTGCTTAACCCTGCTAGTGGAAAGATTGCCGTAGCGTCGGCTTGCGCGTTTACCTTAGCTGCGCTGGTTGACTGGTTTGTGTTTGTAAAGATGAAAGGTTCCTGGTTTTCAAGGGCAAATAAAAGCAACGTTGCCGGAGCTGCGGTCGATTCTTTTGTGTTTCCAACGATTGCGTTTGGATCGTTAATGCCTGGAATCGTTCTTTTGCAGTTTGTGGCTAAAGTGTTTGGCGGGTTTGTGTGGGCTTACATTGTTGAAAAACTTAATCGCAAGCAACCAGTGCTTATAGGCGATTAACACGCCGCTTGCATTTTTGCAAGCCTATTGATAAGGTGCGCGCATGAAAACCAAACCCGTTTGGGACAAGCCACGTCCAAAATCAGTTGGCAAGAGCGAACCTTTATCTAAAAAGGAAAAGGCTAGCGCAAAGGCAATGGCGAAGTCCGCTGGCCGCCCTTACCCTAATCTTGTTGACAATATGCGCGCTGCGAGGAAGAAGTGAGTAAGCAATCACGCGATTCTCAAGGCCAGCTATGGCCCGGTATTGTCGGCAAGTTTGGCACGACAACGGGACTAACGGTTAGCGCAACAAGCCAACAGTCACACGCAGCTAGCACTGGCGTCACGCTCATGCGCGTGGCGGTTGCCAATAACGATTCGCATGTTCACTTTGAAATTGGCACCGATCCAACGGCAACATCATCAAGTCCGCTTATGCCCGCGCCGTGCATTGAGTATTTCCGTGTTGAGCCTGGCGAAAAAATAGCGTTTCTGCGCGGTGCTGGAACTAATATCAACGTATCAATTACGGACGTAATCCCATGATGAAGAAAACCAAAGCCGAGAAAAAGATCAGCAAAGTGATGAAGGAATACAAAGCGGGTAAGTTGCATTCCGGTAGCAAGGAAGGCCCGAAGGTTAAGAATCCCAAGCAAGCCGTTGCCATTGCGCTTTCCGAGGCAGGGATCACGCGGAAGCCGATGTGATGCAATGCCCTATTGAAACCACGGATGCACTGGCGAACCTAAAGAACAGGAATTGGGCTTTTGCCAACGTGGGTTACGGCCCTGCCAACCCTGAAATGCCAAACGATGAATTTTGGCAAGCAAAATCAAAGACTTGGAACACTGACTTAGAGCAAGCCATGAGCATGCGCTGCGGTAACTGCGCAGCGTTTATTCAGACGCCAGAGATGATCGAGTGCATCACGGACGGTATGCACGGCGAAGATGGCGAAGAAAGCGACGAAGAAAGCGAAGACGATTACGAAGGCGACGCTGAAAACGCCGCCATGGAAGGCGAAGAAAACGATGATGAAGGCATGGACGTGGATCTTGAGGAGGCTGTTCAAGAAGCCGCAAACCTCGGATATTGCGAACTCTTCCACTTCAAGTGCGCCGCGGCAAGAACATGCGACGCATGGCTTGTTGGCGGCCCCATCACACGAACCCAAGATAGTCGACGCTCAATGCAAGCTATACGTTTCTATCGGTCAAACTTCCCGCAACAAGGTTGAATGGCGTGATTAAACGAGGATCAGAAACGTTTTCCGGTTACAACAAGCCAAAGAAAACGCCAAGCCACCCCACAAAAAGCCATGCTGTTTTGGCGAAATCGGGTGATGAGGTCAAGCTGATCCGTTTCGGGCAACAAGGTGTAAGCGGCAGTCCTGAAGGATCAAAACGCAACGAAGCCTTCAAAGCGCGTCACGCAGCCAACATCGCCAAGGGTAAAATGAGCGCCGCATATTGGGCAAACAAGGTTAAATGGTGAGCTATGGACATTGAAACGGAACTTGAAACCGGCGCGAAGTCTGGCGAGCCCATGGACGATACGGAAGTTCAAGCCATTGTTGCCGCTGAACTCACGGATGCCGTTAACTTCATTGACCTTGAGATTGGCAACTTACGCGCCAAAGCCACCGAGTATTACTTTGGCGATCCTTTTGGCGATGAGGAAGAAGGGCGCAGCCAGGTTGTTTCGATGGATGTGCGCGACACCGTGCAAGCCATTTTGCCAAGCCTGATGCGCATATTCTTCAGCAGCGAAAACGTCGTTCAGTACATTCCACGCTCAAAAGAAGATGTTCCGATGGCAGAGCAAGCCACGGATTATGTGAAATACATCCTGAACGAGGATAATAATTTCTTCGTTACGCTTCACTCGGCATTCAAAGACGCTTTGGTGCGCAAAACGGGTGTGATCAAGTGGTGGGTTGACGAGCGCACCGAGATCAAAAACGAGTCATATTCCGGCATGGATGACGCGCAGCTGACGTTGCTGCTTAGTCAGGATGGCGTTGAAATGGTTGATCTGCAAAGCGAGCCAGATCCCAACGCGCCACCACCGATCATTGATCCGATCACCGGCCAGCAAATCACGCCGACCGTGCTGGTTCACGAGGTCAAAGTAAGCCGCCGCATTACACACAAGAAGTTTCGCGTTGAATCGCTTGCGCCTGAAGAATTCATCATTGACAGACGCGCCCGTACGTTTGATGACGCTGACATTGTGGCGCACCGCAAGTTGGCAACGGTTAGCGAACTGGTCGCCATGGGTTATGACCAGGAAGAGGTTGAAGCCAACACGGGTGAGGATGAGTTAGACACGAACATTGAGCGCATTGCCCGCAATCCCGCGCAAATGATGTTTGGCGAAAGCGACAACAATCCCGCGCAACGCAGAATCCTTTACTTGGAAGCCTACATCCGCATGGATATGGATGGTGATGGACTTGCCGAGTTGCGCAAGATTTGCACCATGGGGCCGTCTTACAAGATCGTGGCGAACGAACCCGCCGACGATATTCCGTTCACTTACTTTGTGCCCGATCCTGAGCCGCATACCTTTTTTGGTATGTCAACGGCTGACGTAACGATGGACATTCAGCGCATCAAGTCCGTGATCCTTCGCAATATGCTTGATTCCTTGGCGCAATCCATTCATCCGCGCACCGCGGTTGTGGAAGGCCAAGTGAACATGGATGACGTGCTGAACAATGAGAACGGCGCAATCATTAGGATGCGCGCACCAGGCATGGTGCAACCATTCTCGACGCCCTTTGTTGGTCAGCAAGCGTTTTCCATGATCGAGTACATGGATCAGGTGAAAGAAGCGCGCACTGGCATGTCCAAAGCGTCCATGGGACTCAATGCGGACGCCCTTCAATCCACAACGCGCTTGGCGGTTCAAGCCACCGTGCAAGCCGCGCAGCAACACATTGAACTGATTGCTCGCATCTTTGCCGAAATCGGCATGAAGCGATTATTCAAAGGATTGTTGCGCCTGATCACGCAAAACCAAGATAAGCCTCGCGTTGTCCGTTTGCGCAACCAGTGGATTGAAGTTGATCCGCGCGGTTGGGACGCCATGATGGATGTGAGCGTGAACGTTGGACTTGGGACGGGAAATAGCGATGAGCGTTTGCAATTCTTGCAAGCCATTGCCGCCAAGCAAGAGCAAATCCTGCAAAGCCTTGGGCCAAACAATCCATTGGTGACGGTTGGTCAGTACGCAGGAACGCTTACCAAGATTATCGAGTTGGCGGGATACAAAGACACGACGCAATTTATCAACCAGTTGCCCATGGACTACAGTCCACCGCAACAACAACCGCGTCCTGATCCGTCCGAGGCACTTACCGCGGTGCAAGTTCAAGCGATTCAGGCTGACATTGAAAAGAAAGCCGCGGAACTTGCCCTTGAGCGCGAAAAGATGATTCGTGCCGATGATCGTGAACGTGATCGCATTGCGCAAGATGGTGTGCTAAGACGCCAGGAAATGGAACTCAAGTATGGCGTAAGCCTTGCCCAAACACAGGCAGAGATTGACGCCAAAGTGAATATGGATCGTGAGCGCATGCAACTTGATGCAATCGCGCAAGCCGTGCAGCCGATGCAATGACAGCCGAAGAAAAGATTAAACGCGCTCACGAAGCGCAACGCATATTAGAAAGTAATCTGTATAAGGATGCTTGGATGGGTATCCGCCAGCAATTGCTCGATGACTGGGCTATGGCGGAAACCACTGAAGCACGCGAACGCATCCATTTTGAATTCAAAGCACTGGACAGAGTGCAACAATATCTGTCAAGTGCAATCAGCGATGGCACGCTCACGCGCATGACGATTGATCGTATGCGCAAGCGCGCCGAAATCTAAGAGGGAACAATGAGTGACGAGAATGTAGTTTTGGCGGATAATGCCGCCATGAGTGTGCGGGAAGCCGCACAAGCCTTTGAAGCGTTGCTTGCCGAGGAAAGCGGAGAACAGGCACCAGAGAAGGCGCAAGCCGAAACCGATGAGGTTGAGGCGTCAGGGGACGTTGAAGCAGAAGCGGGTGAGCAAGGCGAAGTGCCCGAAGAAGTTGAAGCGTCCAGCGAGTCTGAGGAAAGCGAGGAAAGCAAGCAACCAGACGAGCCACCCACTTTCACCGTCAAAATTGACGGTAAGGAAGAGGCGGTGCCTCTCGACGAGTTGTTAAAGGGCTACCAGCGCACGGCAGACTACACACGGAAGACGCAAGCCTTGGCAGAACAGCGCAAAGCCGCTGAAGCTGAGTTGAATGCGGTTCGTGAAGAGCGTGCTACTTACTCACAACTGTTGACTGCTTTGCAACAACAATTGCAACAGCAACAGGAATCACCCGTTGATATGGAGCGTCTTTACCGTGAAGACCCTATCGAGTGGGTGCGGCAGACCGAGTTAGCGCGTCAACGTTCGGAGAAATTGGCAGCATCGCAAGCCGAACTCCAACGATTGAACACGCTACAGCAACAAGAAGTGCAACGCGCTATGCAAGCCAGGTTGAAGGAAGAAGCCAGTTTGCTTGTTTCTGCCATACCGGAATGGCGAGATGAGAAAACGGCAAAGGCTGAAAAGTCCGCGTT